AAAACAAGGCATTTAAAAACAGACCCTTGCATGACTGGACAAGTCACGCAGCCGATAGTTTTAGATACATGGCTATAGGCTTAAAACCCAGACGTAAATACAAAGAATTGGAGTTTAACACAGCATGGATAGCGTAAAAAAGAAACGAGCAACTAAAACAGCCGATAAAACACCTCCTAAACCTAAAATAAAGCCTGTCAGACAACCAAACTCACTTTCTGAGGGTTTTGCACAGGCAGGATTAAAGTTTAAAAAATTAGGTACAGATTGGCGTTTTAGTAACGGAGCAACATTAGTACAAGATCAAGAGCCACATTATAATAATATTTCAAAAATTGTTAATTATATGGCAACACATACTGGAACAAATGTAACAGTAACTATAGCCTCAATACTTAAAGGTGCAAAATAGTGGCAGAACCCCAAATTTTAGATGAAGAAATGATGCAAGAGACTGTTATGGGCGAAGAGCCTATTGCTAAAGTTGAGCAAGTAACAGAAACAATCGAAACTGAAGTAGAGCAAGGTATTACTGAAGATCAATTAAAGCAACTTTTATCATCTGAAATTTCTGATGCTATGACCTATATACAAGGGTCAGAATTTATAGCAGATGACAGAGAAACAGCCTATGAATACTATCGTGGTGTTATGGATGATTTACCTGCACCACAAGGCAGGTCAAGAGTTACTGACAGAGCAGTATCAACTTACATAAATATGATGTTGCCTAGTTTACTGCGTGTGTTTACAGCAGGAAAATACATAGCTATCTATGAACCTAATAATGAGCAAAATACTAAAATAGCAGAAATTATTACCCATTATGTAAACGAGTGTGTGTTTAGAAAAGATAATCATGGTGAAATGATTATAAGAGATTGGGCTTGGAACGCACTTGTAGGTAAAGTTGGTGTTGTTAAAAGTTATTACAATGAAAGCAGTAAGAAAGAAGAAGAAACCTATGAAGGTTTAAACGACATGGAGTTTGCTGATATTGTTCAAAAAGTAGAGGCAAATCCAGAACTTGAAGTAAAGGCTCATACTGCAACATCTGTTGAAGGTCCGTCACCTATGGGCGAAGGTATGTTATCTTTAACAGAACATGATCTTACAGTTGAAAGAACAGTAAACACTAGTACCGTTAAAATAGAAAACATAGAGTGGGAAGAATTTGTTATATCAAGGGATGCTCGCAACCTTGAAGATGCTGTTTTAAAATCACACAGAACGTATTACAGAGCAGGTGATCTTATTGAAATGGGTTATGACCCAGATACAGTTGCACGTTTGCCAACCTATACAAACAGAGCATATCAATCAAAAGTATATGATGATTACTACAGAGAAAGAAACAGAGCCGACAGTCCTGACCCTGCATTAAGAGAAGTGTTAGTCCACGAAGGTATTGTTAAGTGTGATTATGACGGTACAGGTGTAAGAGAGTGGTATTTTGTTTGTGGTGGTGGTGAAAATGTAGTCGAAGTTCTTGCTATGGAACGGTATGACTGTCAAATTGTATTTTCTGATTTTTGCCCAGAGCCTATTCCTAACTTGTTTTTTGGTCGTTGTCCTGCTGATGCCCTTGTAGAAATACAAAGAGCAAATACTGTTATTACTCGTATGATGCTTGATAGCGGTTATTTATCTATGACTCCCCAAAGAGAGGTTGTGTTCGACAACTTAGTAAACCCCGAGCAGTTGACCAACCTCTCACCAGGTGCACCAGTTTATGTAACAAGAGCAGGTAGTATTCGTGAAATGCAAGTTCCTTTTGTTGGAAACCAAGCTCTTAATATGCTGACTCACTTTGAAACAGAGGCAGAAAAACGCACAGGTGTATCAAAAGCATCTATGGGATTAGAGCCTGATGTTCTTGCAAACCAGACTGCAACAGCAGCTAACATAGCTTACAGTTCAAGTTTAGGTAAAGTAGAGATGATTGCTCGTATGTGGGCAGATGGAGGCATGAGAAAGCTATTTTCTGGTGTACTAAAACAACTTATAAAATATCAGGATTTTACTCGTATAATTCGTATGTCAGGTCAGGAAGTTGCTATAGACCCTCGCCAATGGGAAATGTTTAAAGAAGCAGATGTTAATATTGATACAGGTCTTGGTACAGGTAACAGAGACAGAGATATGGCTATGATTAATGCTATTGTTGGTAAGCAGGAAGCTATTATAGGTCAATTTGGTGTTAATTCACCTCTTGTTGACCTTAATAAATACTCAAGAGCTTTACAGGACATGGCTCAAACAGCAGGTATAAAAGACCCTGAACAATACTTTGGTGAAATACCTGTAGGGTATCAACCACCACAAAAACCACCTTCTGCCGAGCAAATGGAAGCACAGCGTAAACAACAGAAAGATCAACAGGACTTCCAGGTTGATATGATGAATTTACAGTTGAAAGCAAGAGAACTCGCCTTAAAAGAAGCACAAGTTCTTGCAGATAGTGGAACACAAATGTCACCTGTTGAAATACAAAAACTACAAATGCAGTATGAAAAAATGCTGTTAGATGCTGAGTTAAAACGTCAGAAAATGGCTCTTGATGCCACTAACAAGTTACAAGAGCTAGAAGTAGAGGCAAGTTTAGAAAAATATGCAATAGATAAAAAATCACCAAAAGGACAGGGTATTATCCCTGATTAGGAGGAATTATGTCTTGGTTGCAAAATATTAAGAATTTTTTTATGGGTGAGCCTTCTGGAGAAAGAGCAAGGAATAATAAAGGTCATTTTATTCCTGATGACCCAGAAACACCACATATAAACGAAGCCTATAAAGATGGTCAGACACCTGAAAACAAACTGTATTAGGAGAGTAAAATGCCTGGATATATGTATAAAAAACCTATGAAAACTAAAAATAAAAAGAAACCAATGAAGAAAAATAAAACAAAGAACAAAGCTAAAAAAATGGGTAAAAAATATTAATGGCAACAACAGCACAAGTTAAACGCACACCTTCTGGTCGATTACAATATCGTGGTGAATCTTTTAGTGGTTATAACAAGCCTAAAAGGTCAGTAAAAGGTGATAAAAAATCGGCTGTACTTGCAAAAAAAGGCAATCAGGTAAAACTTGTACGTTTTGGCGATAAAAACATGACAATTAAAAAAGATCAACCTGCAAGGCGTAAATCATTTAGAGCAAGGCATAATTGTGATACTGCAAAAGATAAATTTTCAGCACGTTATTGGAGCTGCAAAGCGTGGTAAAAAAGAAAGCTAAAAGTCGTGTAAATGAAGCAGGTAATTATACTAAACCAACTATGCGTAAAAGATTATTTAACAAGATTAAAGCAGGTACAAAAGGTGGTAAAGCAGGTCAATGGTCTGCTCGTAAGGCTCAGATGTTAGCTAAACAATACAAAAAAGCAGGTGGAGGCTATAAATGAAGGTAACAGCACCAAAAGGTTTTCATTGGATGAAACAAAAAAATGGTTCTTACAACCTAATGAAACATAAAGGAAAGTTTGCTCCTCATAAGGGTGCAAGTATGCAAGCTAACTTTAAAGTTCAAAAAGTGCATAAAAATGGCAATCAAAAAAAGTCAGCGTAGTTTAAAAAAGTGGACAAAACAAAAATGGCGTACTAAATCTGGTAAGCCTTCTGGTAAAACAGGTGAACGGTATTTACCAGAAAAAGCTATTAAATCTATGTCTGCAAAAGAATATGCAGCAACAACACGCAAGAAACGAAAAGATACTAAAAAAGGCAAACAACACAGTAAACAACCTAAAAAGATTGCTAAAAAAACAAAACGGTACAGAACATGACAACTAAAGATTTAAGATCAGCACTAGAAAAACATGAACTTGAATGTTCACAAAGATTTGCAGATGTAGAAAGAAAGATAGACCGTTTAGATAGCAAGCTATGGGGTTTGGCTGTACTTATTATTATTGCTAGTGGATTGGAGCAGTTATTATGACAATGTTAGCGGTAGGTTTTGAAGAAGCATTAATCGGGTATGGAAACCAATTTAACAATTATCTAGCTATTTATGACCGAGAAAAATGCATTGATATTTTAATGGAACGTGACGGTATGGATATAGAAGAGGCAGAAGAATACTTTGAATACAATGTTCAAGGTGCTTATGTTGGTGAAGAAACACCTGTATTTTTGAATCAAGAAGAAAACAGGTTTAAATAGGAATTAAGTTATGGCAGGATTTAAAAAAGGTGGGCTTTCAGGTCAAGTAAATTTAAGTGGAGGGTTTCCATCTCGTTATTCAGGAACTTCTGGGCGTGTTGCATTAAATATTCCTTTTGGTCCTGATACAGTAAAAAAACCAAGACCATCTATAGACGCTAATATTTTTAGACAACAAGGAATTGGTGGAAATAAATTTGTGCCTTCTCTTACGTTTGGTGTAAACTATAAACGCAACATAGGTAAAGAGTATAAAGGCACATCATCTGATTTAGAAGGTATGTTTGATAAAGATAAAAAACATAGTGGTCCATAATGACTGAAGAAAAAAGATTATAATTTTTATAAAAGGAGAAAAGTTATGGCAGGATATGGTGTCCGAAAACAAGGTGGTGGACAAATGTCTGACATTGAAAAACAAATTTTAGAAGCACAAAAAGTTCAACTAGAACCTTTTAGACAAGGTTACTCTGGTCAAACATCAGACTTGGATATTATGTATAATAAAAAAGGAAAGCATAGCGGACCAGCATGACCGAAGAAGAAAGATTACAATGGGCTAAAGACGCAGAACGTAATCCTGCAATTTGGGAAAGTTTTGAAGTCCTAAAAAGAACTTATATGCAACAAGCATCACTTTGCGATCAAAAAGATGATTTAGGTCGTTATCGTTACTTGGAAGCATATAAAGATATAGATGTTGTAGAAAAACATCTAAAAGCTGTACTGCATGGCGGTAAATTAACTGACAAGCAACAGCGAGAATTTACTTCTAAAAAGAAGTTTATTCCATCATTTTAACATTAAATAAGAGGTATTTATGTCCGACAACATGACCTTGCCTTTAGAACAAGGCAACAATGCTCTGTCTTTGCATGGAGGAGTTAAAGCTCTCCAGGCACAAAGAAGTGTAGAACAAGATAAAGTTTCAGAAGCAGGTCGTACTTTGGCGAAAGCACGATCTACAAAAGCTGATGAACCTGTACCCGAAGAGGAAGAGGCAGTAGAAGAAGAAACAGTTGAGGCTGTTGAAGAAGAAACTGTTGAAGCTCAAGAACAGGAACAAGAAACGCCTGAAGAAACAACCATAGAAGAAAGTCCAGAAGAAGAGGTTGCAGAAGAAGAAGTTATAGAAGAAGCCAATGGTGTTCTTTTAACTTTGGATGATGGAACACCTTTAACTGCTGATGACATCAAAAAAGGTTATCTTCGTGAAGCAGATTATACCCGAAAAACACAGAAACTCGCTAGTGAACGAAAAGCTGTAGAATCGGAAGCAAAAGCTAGAATTACTGCTTTAGATGCTGCTTTAGCGTCTATGAAACCAGAACCAGAGCCAAATTGGGAACAATTAGCAGAAACTAATCCTAATGATTGGCAGATATATAAACTACGTTATGAAAAAAGGTCACAAGAACGCCAAAATGCTGTTGCTATACTAAGACAAGAGCAAACAAGCATTATAGAAAAATCAAAACAAAACGCTGTTAATGATTTACAGTCTGGTGTGTATAGATCAGATTGGAAAAAAGCAGATGTATTTGAAAATGATTTATCAAAAACATCACAGTTTGCATTAGAAAAACTTGGTTTTGGTGCTGACGAAATTCATAACATTGCAGACCCAAGAGCTATTATGGCTTTAGATATGGCACGAAGATTTGCTGAGACTTCTAAAAAAGTCCAAACAGCAAATAAAAAGGTTGCTCGTAAGCCAAAAGTTCTTAAAGGGGGAGCAAAAACAAGTTTAAAAGCAGGTAAAAATCGTGTTGTTGCATCAGCACAAGAGGCTTTTGATAAAAACCCATCCAGAGCTAATGCTATGGCTTTAATGAAAGCAAAGCGTAGTTCTAAAACATAATTTTATTTTAGGAGAATAACGTCATGACAATGACAACAAATGCCCAAAATACCTTTGCTCAGATAGGTATAAGGGAGGACCTTGCCGATATTGTCTATCGCATAGACCCAGAAGAGACACCTTTTCAGAGTAATATTTCTACCGCAGGTAGAGCTACTAACCGTTTTGTAGAATGGCAAATTCAAACTCTTGCTTCACCAAGCACAAGTAACTTCCAACTTGAAGGTGATGAGCCTACACCAACTGCTGCTACTGCTCGTAGTCGTGTTGGTAACAGAGTTGCTATTTCTTTCAAAACATTTGCTGTAACAACAACTGCTAATGCTGTTGATGTTGCAGGAATTGATGACGAACTTGACGAACAAAGACTACTTCGTGGTTTGGAACTCAAACGTGATATGGAAGTAATTCTGTTAAACAACAATGCACAAACAGTCGGTGGCACTCAAACTGTTACCGAGTGTGCAGGTTTACCATCATTTATCACTAATACTGATAATACAGGCACAGAAAGATTTACTGCTGCAACAGGTGATGGAACTGATGCTTGGAATTTTGCTAATTCCACAACAAGAGCATTAACACTTACTATTCTAAATGGTGCTTTGAAAGAAGCCTATGTAGATGGTGGTGCACCAGATTTCATTATGCTTTCACCTGACCAAAAAATTAAGTTTTCTGGTCTTGCATTAGCATCTTCTATTAGTGGAGCTGCACAAGTGCGTCAAAGCATCAGTAAAGATGAAGCTGCAACTATTGTTGGTTCTGTAGAAGGTTGGCTATCGGACTTTGGTTCTATTGCTGTAACCGTCAACAGACAAATGGCAAGTGATACATCTTTCTTAGATATTACTGCTTTTATGGTTGATAGTAAGTATGCAGAAGTAGCATTTCTTGAGCCAATGCAAAACAGACCTTTGGGAACAACAGGTTTGGCAGATCGAGAAATGATTTATGCTAGTTACACACTTAAAATTGGTGCACCTAAAGCCCATGCTTTTGTAAGTAATTTATCGTAACCTTCTTGGAGTGGAGAGGTTTAAACGCCTCTCCATTTTTTTATTATGCAAATTAAAAATAAAGACGTAGAAAAAGATGCTCCGTTATTAGGTATGGGTCATCCTGTACTATCGGATTATAAACTTGTTAAGAAAAATAAAGAGCAAGCTGTTTATGTAAAAACAGACCCTTTAACTTACACAAAAAGTTACATGGTTGTTGACCATAAAACCAAAGAAATTACTGTAGGAAAAATATTACCTGACAATATTGCTAAAGCAACTGTTAAGCTAAACAAAGAAAAACAGAATAACTTTGATGGTTATAAGGGTAAAGAAATGGTGCAAGAGTTTTCTGTACCAGAAATGTTATTTCAACAGATAAAGGAACAATCAGGCTTGGAAGCAAGAACAGGACTTTATGACGAGAAAAAAGCTAAATCTATTCTTGATGACCCTGACAACAAATATTTTAGAACAGGTGGCGGAAGTATATAATGGCAACA